AGTATTCGCCGCACTGTTGTGTACTGGAGGTTGAGGTGTACAATTGTGGGTGGAAGTATGATTGTGACTTCAATGACCGTTCTTTTATTTCAACCTCCAAAGAAGACGCTAACAAAGAACTCGACGAGGCAATCGAATATTTAAGAAATTTAAGGGAGGAAATTAATAATGTCAGTGAAAATTAATAGTTTAGAGTTTGAGAATGTAAAAAGAATTAAAGCAGTAGCACTCACTCCGGCTGCAAGCGGATTAACAGTAATCGGTGGTAAGAACGGCCAGGGTAAAACATCGGTGCTTGATACACTTGCGTGGGTACTTGGCGGCGAGTCGTACAAACCGTCAGAGGCTACAAGACAGGGATCGGTAATTCCACCAGATTTAAAAGTTGAGTTGTCAAACGGCTTAATCGTAGAGAGAAAGGGTAAGAACAGCACTTTGAAGGTGACGGATCCTTCCGGAACAAAAGGCGGTCAGCAGATTTTAAATCAGTTTGTTGAACAGCTTGCAATAAACCTTCCGAGGTTTTTGAATCAAACAAGCAGAGAAAAGGCAAGTACGCTCCTGAGAATCATTGGAGTTGGGGACAAGCTTTTTGAGTTGGAAAACAAAGAAAAATCCATTTACGATCAGCGAACTGCAATAGGCAGAATTGCAGATCAAAAAAAGAAGTTTGCCGCCGAAATGATTACATATGAGGGTGTGCCCCTTGAACCGTTATCAGCCGCAGAACTTATAACGCAGCAACAGGCAATACTTGCAAAGAACGGAGAAAATCAGCGTAAGCGTGACAATGTTTATTCTCTGCAGGCTGAAAGAAACAGACTTGCTGAAAAAGTAAACACTCTCACTGAAGAACTTAAGAAATACACTGAGCTTCTTGGGAAAGCGTGTGAAGATTTTGAAATAGCTTCTAAGTCTGCTGAACAGCTTCAGAATGAAAGCACAGAGGAACTTGAAAAGAACATTATTGACATTGACACTATCAACACCAAGATAAGAGCAAATCTTGAAAAAGAAAAAGCGGAGATTGATGCAGAGTCTTATAAAAAGCAGTACGACACAATGTCAGGTCAAATTGAACAGCTGAGAGAAGAAAAAATGATGTTGCTTAAAAGTGCAAATCTTCCGTTACCGGGGCTGTCGGTAGAAGATGGGGAGTTGACGTACAACGGTTTTAAGTGGGATGCAATGTCTGGCGCAGATCAGCTGAAAGTATCAACGGCAATTGTCCGCAAGCTCAATCCTGAGTGTGGTTTTGTTCTTCTTGACAAGCTTGAGCAGATGGACGTTGATACACTTAATGAATTTGGCAAGTGGCTTGAATCAGAAGGGCTCCAGGCAATCGCTACAAGGGTAAGCACCGGAGACGAATGCAGCATCATCATAGAAGATGGTTATGTAGTAACACCGGGATCTGAGACAGTGCATAAAGTACAGCCGGAAACGCAAAAACAGTGGAAAGAAGGAGAGTTTTAACCATGAATATAACGTCAGGAAAAATGAACAAAGCAAAAAAAGTTGTGATTTACGGTGTGGAGGGAATCGGGAAGTCATCATTTGCAGCTTGTTTCCCTAATCCGATTTTTAGCGATGTTGAGGGCTCAACAACGGAACTTGACGTACAGAGATTTGACAAGCCGACAAGCCTTGAAATGCTTATGCAGCAGATAACATATGTAAGAGACCACAGGCCATGCCAGACATATGTAATAGATACTTTTGATTGGGCAGAAAAACTTTGTATACAGGCTGTGTGTGCAGAGAAAAACGTATCAGGAATAGAAGACATAGGATACGGCAAAGGCTACTCTTACGTATACGAAAAGGAAGGTAAAATACTTAACGCACTAGACGAACTGATAGCGGTCGGAATAAATGTTGTACTTACTGCACACGCTGCTATCAGGAAGTTTGAACAGCCGGACGAAATGGGGGCTTATGATAGATGGGAACTTAAATTGATAAACTCGCCAAAGTGCAACTGCTGTGGGATGGTCAAGGAATGGGCGGACATGTTATTGTTTGCAAACTACAAAACAATTTCGGTTGCTACAGATGATAAAGGCAAGAAGTGCAAAGCACAGGGCGGTATTAGGACAATGTTTACATCACATCATCCTTGCTGGGATGCCAAGAACAGACAGGGTATGCCTCCGGAAGTATCTTTTGATTACAACTCAATAGCACAGTTTTTCAATGTGCAGACTCCACCACCTATACAGCAGCCGGTGCAGCAACCGGTACAACAACAGCAAGCGACGGCAGTTAAACAAGCAACACCGACAGTACAGCAGACTCCGCCTACTACTACGCCGCCTCCTGCTTCCGATGTTCCCGATGTTCCCGATATGGCCGGATTTGTAGACATTCCGACAGAAATTAAGATCCCGGAAAACATTCCGCAGTCACTTAAAGATTTAATGAATCAGAGCAAAGTATCGGAGGAAGAAATCAGATTTGTTGTATCGCAGAAGGGTTATTTTCCTGAAGATACTCCGATTACAAACTATCCTCCTGAATTTATCAGCGGATGCCTTGTTGCTGCATGGAATGCGGTGTTCGGAATGATACAGGAAAATCGCAAAGTACCATTTTAATAAAATAATAAATTAAATTAAATTAACAAGGAGAAATACAATGGAAGATTTTAAAGAATACGGTTGGGACGATGAAATATCAGAAGAGGGCGGAGCGTTTAGCTTACTTCCAGAAGGGGATTATGATTTCACAGTATCAAAAGTAGAGAGAGCACGACACACAGGATCCGAAAAAGTCCCTGCTTGTAATATGGCAAAGGTTACGTTCACAGTGTGGGGAGCGGAAGACAAGATTGAGATTACTGAGAACTATTTCTTGTGCAATAAGTTTGAGTGGAAGTTGTCGGCGTTATTCCTTGCAACTGGCTTGAAAAAACACGGTGAACCACTAAAAATGCAGTGGGGAGCGATTACAGGAGCAAGAGGAAAATGCCATGTCTACATAGACAACTATAAAAAGAAAGATGGTTCTGATGGTCAGAGCAACAAGATCAAGAAGCTGTATGCATATGATGAAGCTGCAAAGATTACTACAATACAGCCAGTACAGCAGGCTCAGCCACAGTATCAACAGCCGACATATCAACAACCACAGTATCAGCAACCTGCACAGCCTCAGTATACAGCACCACCGCAGGGTGGATGGACTCCGGGCAATTTCTAAAAGGTACACAAAGGAGCGTTATAAATGGAATTAAGGCCATACCAGCAAAAGGCAAAAGCGGCCGTATTCAAGGAGTGGGACACAGGCAACGGAAAAACGTTGCTTGTACTTCCTACCGGATGCGGCAAGACAATCGTATTTGCAAAGATAACAGAAGAACTTGTAAGGCGTGGAAAACGAGTTTTAATTCTTGCACACAGGGGTGAACTACTTGAACAGGCGGCTGACAAAATCGCAAAGTCAACAGGACTACAGTGTGCAACAGAAAAGGCAGAAGAAAGTTGCTTAGGGTCATGGTACAGAGTAGTAGTCGGATCGGTTCAATCCTTGCAGAGACCGAAAAGACTTGCACAATTCTCTAAAGATTACTTTGACAATATTATAATTGATGAGGCACATCACGTTATTTCAGGAGGATACCAGGCAGTACTTGAACATTTTAACACGGCTCAGGTGTTAGGCGTAACAGCTACTCCAGACCGTGGTGATATGAAAAACTTAGGCACAGTATTTGACAGCCTGGCGTATGAGTATACACTTCCAAAAGCGATTAAAGAAGGATTTTTAGTGCCAATTAAAGCACTTACAATCCCTTTAAAGCTCGACTTGTCAGGGGTAGGTACTCAGGCCGGAGATTTTAAAGTATCAGACATTGACACGGCACTGGATCCATACTTGTACCAGATAGCAGATGAAATGATGAATTATTGCAAAGATAGAAAAACGGTTGTATTCCTTCCGCTGATAAAAACTTCACAGAAATTTTGTGAGATACTCAACAGTAAAGGTTTCAGAGCAGCAGAAGTAAACGGAGACAGCGACGACAGATCAACAGTTCTTAAAGACTTTGATAAAGGCAAATACAATGTACTATGCAATTCAATGCTATTAACTGAGGGATGGGATTGTCCGTCGGTCAATTGTGTAATAGTGTTAAGACCGACTAAGGTAAGAGGCTTATACAGTCAGATGGTGGGGCGTGGTACCCGACTATCACCAGATACAGGGAAAACAGATTTATTGTTGCTTGACTTTTTGTGGCATACAGAACGAATGGAGTTATGCAGACCGGCACACTTAATCTGTGAGAATCCTGAAGTAGCTAAGAAAATGACTGAGAACCTTGAAAAAGAACCGGGTGCAGCTGTCGATATTGAAGAAGCTGAAAAGGCGGCCGCAGAAGATGTTGTCTCTCAGAGAGAAGAAGCACTTGCAAAGACTCTTTCAGAAATGAAAAAGAGGAAAAGAAAGCTTGTGGATCCTCTACAATTTGAAATGTCAATCCAGGCCGAAGATTTGACTTCTTATATCCCGGCGTTTGGATGGGAGGCGGCACCTCCTTCAGACAAGCAGAAACAAAAACTTGAAAAACTAGGCATATTCCCTGACGAAATAGACAATGCCGGAAAAGCAAATCTCATACTTGACAGATTGTCAAAAAGGCGTGATGAAGGATATACAACGCCCAAGCAGATCCGATTTTTAGAAAGCAGGGGCTTTAAACACGTAGGGAACTGGCAGTTTGAACCGGCAAGAAAATTAATAGACCGTATTGCTGCATCAGGGTGGCACATACCGGCCGGAATAGTACCGGAAACATATACACCGGAGGGATAACAAAATGAAAGAAAGTAATTTACTCGAACTAATTGAATACATACCACCTTCAGAACTGGACTATCAAGATTGGGTGAATGTTGGAATGGCTCTTAAACATGAAGGACATACCGTTGACGACTGGGACTCATGGTCCAGATCAGACAGCAGATACCACAGCGGAGAATGTGAAAAGAAGTGGAACTCCTTTAACGGTTCGGGTCAGCCAGTTACAGCCGGAACAATTGTGCAGATGGCAAAAGAACACGGATGGACTCCGCCTTCAAAAAGAGAGTTCAAAGAATACGGATGGGACGATGAAATCTCAGAGGAATTAGACCCAATTGTTACAGGCAGTATTGAAGGAATAAAACTTCATGAACCGACAAACTGGGATCCGGTTAAAGAAATTGTTACATACCTTGAAACACTTTTTGAAGCATCCGAAAATGTCGGATATGTTACTGAGACATGGGAACAAAAAGATGCAGAGAAAAGAAAGTATCTCCCGACAAAAGGGTCGTGTGACAGAACAGCCGGAGAACTGATTGAGTTACTTAATAAGTGCAATGGCGATATTGGCTCTGTACTTGGAGATTACAAAGAAGAAGCCGGAGCGTGGATCAGGTTTAATCCTCTGGACGGTAAAGGTGTAAAGAACGAGAACGTAACTGATTTCAGGTATGCGTTGGTTGAGTCTGACAACATGGCAATTGAACAGCAAAACTCTATCATCAGAGAACTTGATCTTCCTGTTGCAATTCTTGTATACTCTGGTGGAAAGTCAGTTCATGCCATTGTAAAGATTGATGCTCCAAACTACGATGAATACAGAAAACGAGTAGATTACTTATACAATGTATGCAAGCAAAACGGACTTGATATCGACAAACAAAATCGAAATCCTTCACGACTGAGCAGAATGCCTGGAGTAATTAGGAACGAAAAAAAGCAATACATCATTGATAAGAATATCGGTAAAGAATCATGGCAGGAATGGAAAGACTGGATTGAAAGTATAAACGACAATCTTCCGGATCCCGAAAACTTAGCGAATGAATGGGACAACATGCCGGAACTTGCACCAACACTTATTGAAAACGTGCTCAGACAAGGACACAAAATGCTTATATCAGGACCTTCAAAAGCCGGTAAGTCATTTGCACTGATAGAATTAAGCATAGCAATTGCTGAGGGAACAAAGTGGTTTGGATTTGGCTGCACACAGGGCAAAGTGTTATATGTAAACCTGGAACTTGACCGAGCGTCATGTTTGCACAGATTTAAAGATGTTTACACGGCGTTAGGCATTCCACATACACATATCGACAACATTGATATATGGAATCTTAGAGGCAAATGCGTACCAATGGATAAATTAGCACCTAAGTTAATACGTAGAGCAAGTAAGAGAAATTACATGGCGGTAATCATAGATCCTATTTACAAGGTAATTACAGGTGACGAGAACAGTGCCGATCAGATGGCGCACTTCTGCAATCAGTTTGACAAGATATGTACCGAATTAGGTTGTAGCACAATATATTGTCACCACTACAGCAAAGGTATGCAGGGCGGTAAAAAAAGCATGGACAGAGCGTCAGGCTCGGGGGTATTCGCAAGAGATCCGGATGCAATACTCAGTTTGACACAGCTTGAAATAACTGAGACATTGCAGAAGC